GACACCAACGCGACCACCGGCTGAATCAACAGACGGGCAGTTAGACGAAACATAAACGTCCATACCGTAAATTGAACCAATTTTGCCGGTCTTAATGGCATTACCGTCACCAATGTACTGCTGCTCAGTAAAACGGTTAATACCAAGCATATCGTTTGCAGCAATCGGAGGAATAACCATGCAACGGTTATCCATCGGAACATCAGCATTGTCCAAGGTCAAGATCATTGCACGAATACCAGCATCCGTAATGTCGGTGTCATTCGGCGTACCACCCGTATACAAGGTCGTACCGTCGCCACCAATGACGGCCTTTTCGTACTCAGCCGCACCGGAACCACCGACCGTACCGCCCTGAAGACCTTCAGCCAACGCAAAGATGTCCGTGTCAACCTGAGTCGCCAGAGCATAACCAGCATCGTCAGTGTAGAACCGACGAAGAGACTGTAGCGCCTGAACTTCAGTAATGTCTTCAATAACAACTGAATATTCATAGTGCTTGTTAATGCTCACGTTTACGGTAGAGTGAGTATCACCCTGAAGCGTAACTTGAGTGTTAGCCGATTTAGCATTGGCCGAACCACGAACAGGCGCAGGAATGTGAATGGTGTCACCTTTCTTGCCATTGTGGTTAATTTTAGTAACAACATTTGCCAAAACAAGATTAGACTTGTAAGTAGCAATAACTTCGTCCGACCACAGTTCGGGAATAAAATTCGCCGCAGTAGTCGTAGTTTGATGGTTAGAACCCAAAGCCATAATTTAGCTCCTATTCATATCTAAGGGTTATTTTACACGACCCTCAGCGTATGCCTGTAGTATTTCATCTTGTAACTCAGTATAACGCGAAGGATCAGTTTGTTTAAGTCTGATTAGATCAGCCCTACGGTAGATTTTCTTACCGCTGGATTCAGCAGATGATCTAGTAACACCCTTTCCTGTTTTTAGTGCTTGCTCACGTTTTTCTGTTTTTTGCGCTTCAGCTTCTGCAGTATTACTAATAAGAGCACGTTCTTTCCAATTACCAATTAACTCCATTGCAGAAGGCAAATGATAGTTATGAGCATTAACAAACAGTTGTTTGCGTACTTCACTTCCACCTACCCATTCCTGAAACTTAGGATTGGCTACAATATCTAAGTAGTCAGGATGCGCCTCTTTGAGTTGTTGAGTTGTAGCTTGCATATGTTGCTTTTTTTGCTGCTCTTCAAACTCACGGAACTTTGGATGATTTTCAATAGCCTTGTTGACAGCTTTGCCAGGGTCATCAAAAAAATCGTCCTCATCATAATCTTCTTGCGCTGTTTGAGTCCCGCTTTGAGTAGTAAGCTGTTGCTGAAGAATTTGATCAGTTAGCTTTCGAAGCTCTCCTAGTTCCTGACCTTTTCTTCCAAGTTCTTTTTCCAAGTTTTCGTAAGATGACACAACTTCAGCCATTGACTTACCTTGAAATTTTGTTGGAAGTTCACTTTGAGGTTCTTCCTCTTGTTCAGGAGCCTCAGATAAGTCTTCAGTAATTTCTGTAAACTCTTCAGTTTCTTCAGCTTCTTGATTTTCTTCAACAACAATACTATCCATAGTACTAACCTCCGTCCCTAAGATTGTGGAGTTAAAATATGCTAGAGTTGGCTTTCTTGTTCCAATTGATCTAGCGCGAGTTTAGTAGTATCCTCTAGATTAATCATCATGTTAAGGATATCTACTTGTCCTTTTCGATAGAAAAGGGTCTTCTCGTCGTTTATAGAGCTTAATTCTTCTAGTGTAGTTACGAAGTCTTCTAGTTCACTTATCCAAATAGACCACGCTTCACTAGTAAATAACTCTAGACGCCGTTCTAAAATCTCTTGATCTGTCAACCCATGCGCTCCTTAGACGCTTTAGCAAGGTTGAGGATCGTCTCAGACTGCAAGTGTTCCACCTCTGGAATATTACGTGCAGTTTCTGATTGCATGTTCTGCGCTTCGCTACGGAGCTTTTCAATCTTAGCCATCTTTTCAGCCAAGTCAATCTGAGTTTTTGCCATAGCAGCTTCAGAACCATTCTCTTGTGCATCTGCTTGGTACTTAGCAGCCTGTGCGTAATCTTTAACAGTACCAGCTTTCATCTCTTCTAGTTCTAGCATCAGCTTCTGAAGCTCTAATTGTTTAACCATATTGGTCAACTGAAGCTCTTGAGGATCACCTTGCAAGGATTGTGCGATAGCTTTCTGCATCTGTCCACGGTTGGACATAGAGCTATTTTCAAAGATAGCCATTAACAAGATACCGTGAGGCATAGTTCCAGGTTGTGTCATAGACAACAACTGGATCATTTGCATCATCTCAATTTCTTTAGCCATAATACCCATAGAACTATAAGCCTTAAACTTGTAGTCACCAGCAGGGTAACGATCTGGAGAAAACTGAATGTAACGCCAAGTAGTCTTTTCAATAAGAGGTACAAGGAAGTTTTCAGTAAAGTTCATAATAGTCCGTTTCTGGCGTTTAATTGATGCAGCCTGAATCATGGACATACCAGAGGCTGTAGAATTACGTGGGTTGCTGTAGTTGCTATTGGCGCTGTCCATAGCACCAGTACCCATTTGAACCATACGTTCTAGTTCAGCAGCCTCAGTAAACGTAGAGTTAGCCACTTGACCGAAGTTAATAGGCATTAAGGTCTGACGCGGATCACCGTTGGTGAGGATAGTCTTACCCGCTTTAACCTCAAACTTAACACCACGAGGTAGTCTAGTGGCGTCTACACCCATCATTGGGTGCGTAGTCAAGGCTAAGGCATCAATACGAGCGCGAAGCTCCGCATCTAAAGCTTTCTGGGGATTGTATCCCTTCTCAGCTACGCCCCTTCCCCAGAACTTATTTGGAACGCGATCAAGCTGGAAGGCTATAAACGGACGATCTTCCATTAGGTATGGGTTCTCTTCAGCTTTAAGAACTACATTGTCGTTAGCAATAACAACAACAGCCTCTACCAAATCATCATCTTCATAATCAAAATCTTCTGCTTCATTAACGTCTTTTACAAGGTACTTTTTAGGTATCCGGCCCCAGTACTCAGTAATCTTAACCTTGTCTTCTACGTCTTCAGCAGCGTCATTTTCTTCATCAAAGTTAAAGTTAATTTTTTGAAAGTCACCTAAAGGTTTACTTTCGTAAATTCCTTCTTTCATTCCCTCAGTGATTTCGTACTTAGGTTTAACGACAATCTGTGCTACACCTAAAGCATTATCAATAGAAGTAGCAGAAGGATCAATAACAAATTGTTTAGGCGTAAGAGGATCAAGTGTAATAGAAGGTACAACTTTTTCACTTACTGCTACATCAGTAGTATAAGTCTGAGGAATTTGAAACTCAGACATTACTTTTTCTATTTTTTCTTCTATGTTTATTTTACCAATGCCGGTTCCATATATAGCAGCGTTAAGAAGACACTCAGAAACACTGTCTTTAATTTTACACCGTTCTAAATCTTCTTTTAAAACTTTTTTAATTACCATAGCATCAGTTGGGTTCTGATCCATAATGTCATCTTGAATATCAAACCACTCATCACGACCAAAAACTGCTTCTTCTAGTTCTGCTACGGTGGACTCAATTGCCTGTTGCGTGGCCGGTGCTATGAGGCGTGACTGTTCAGATTGACGAGTTTTATCTGAAACATCCCAAAGACCTCTCCAAATGCGATAGTACTCATCCCAACGACTTTCATAGTTGGTATTTCGATGATCTTCCCATTCTGTAGTCTTATTAACTACCCAAGCTGCTAAAGCAGAGAGAGGGTCTTTAAAGCCGTCCATGTCGTGTGCCATATTGGTCTAGTATCCTGCTACTGCGTCTAAAGGTTCCCACTCGTCCAAATCAATGCTTTGTGCAAAGTCTGCTACACTAACTTGGTCTATGTACGCTAGAGAGTCTAGCAAGTCATCGTGGCTTAAAGGGCTAGGAAAATCCATCATTTGACTTATGAACTCATGGTTCCAGTCAGCCTTTCTGAACTTAATTTTACCGTGTTCAAAGCGACCTTGAAGAGCCCAGGCAATCCTATCTTGTTTCTTCTTACCACCGTGAGTAACGTCAGTAATGTTAATCCACCTACCACGTTCTCTCATAATATCTTCTAAGTAGGGCATAATAGCGTTCTTAAGCGAACCTGATTCAATCCCCACTGTAGTAGCTTCTACGTCTTCAGCTACGTCTAGTATCCTTGAGGCTGTTTCTTTAATGTCCCAACGTCCGTGGTGAATATCTTTAACTAACCACTCATCACCAATGATCTTAACTACAGATATTGCCGTTTCGTCGAGCTTGGAAGATTTAGTACCTCTCCCTTTATCAGCCTTTTCAAATCCAGCAGGGTCAACTGAAATGACATAACTGCCCTGCACATCTTCAAATACAGAGTCTTCAACGTACTTTACCCACTCTTCCTTAAATACACCACCACTGAAGCTCTGAAAGGAGGCTTCAAACTCCTGTAGGAAGGCTTGGGTGGACATGGTTTTCTTAGCTGCCTGGATTTCTTCAGGGTCTAAGAATGCATTGTCAGTACTGTTGAAGCTAAATGCTTCCCATTCTCCACTTTTGTCTTCTTCGGCGTCAATCCACAGTTTATAAAAGTGGTTCTTGCCAGCGGGTGTGCCTATGAATAAAGCTTTACCCTTAACGTCTGCCAGAGTAGGACGTAAAATAACATCCCAAGTTTCTGGTTTCATAGTAGCGTACTCATCTAAAACTAAGAATGCGTAGCCTTGTCCACGTAAAGTATCTGGTCTATCGCTACCTTTAACGTAAATCTTTCTATCGTTTACTAGAGTAACTACCCCAGTGTTCTCATGTACACTCTTGATTACTTGAGAACCTATGTCCTTTAGAATACCCCACATTATGTCTTTTCCCATTTGAAAAGTAGGGGCAATGTAAGCCACATCTTTTGAAGTTGACTGGAGTGCTTCAATTAACAACATCCATCCAGCTAAATATGACTTACCAAACCGTCTCCCGCAAGCTGCTATTTTAAATCGAGCAGGAGACTTAAAAATTTGCATTTGAGCATCGTGAAGTGTAACTTTTAAATCACTCACTAAGAGATACCTCAGAGTACTCAGCTTCTATAATTTCTTGTTCCTTGGCTTCTTTGGCTTCAATTACCTTAACACCTTCTACAATAATGTTAATGCCAAGGTCACCGTGGTCGTGTGTAATTTCTACTGCTTTACTTGTAGGAATAATTCTGTCCATACACATTTTAAGACAGTGCCTATCGCCTTCAAGAGCTAATTCAATTACCTTATTGACAATCTCTGGTCCTTTAGTAGACATAAGTTCTCTTGAAAGTTTAGTATATTTGTTAAGAGAACCCTTTGGTCTACCTTCAGGGTTTAAAGGCTTCATCCCTTTAAAAAAATTAGGATTACCCGGCTTTCTTTTGACTGCTGTACTTTCTTCGTCTGACATTAATTACTCCTGACTTTGCCCTACTTTGTAGGAAGACAGTTACCACTTTTTACAACTCCAGTATCTTGCTGATAATTTATCTGGAGGAGACGTATCACACTTATGTCTAGCTCTAAAACTTTTTCTTCGACTAGGTTGGTCTTTTTTAATAGTCATATTAGGGTCACCAAACCTAACAAGCTTTACTTGGTCCCCTTTTTTTGCTAGTACAGCAAACTTTTTAGACTTGCCTGGAGTACGCTTAGGTTTGTTATAACCAGAAAACTTCTCGCCACGGTAATTTATCATTTTTTCTTTTTCTTTTTATAGGTATATTTTACTTTTTTACCAGTTTTTTCAGCCTCTTCCTTAGCTTTTTTCTTTCCGGCTGCGCTGTAAGAATAACGCTTTTTACCAACCATAGGCATTAGACAACTCCTCTATTAATTATTTTAGATTATGTCTTGTTTTTTACTAAAACAACAACTAAATCAGTACTTTAGGATACTATAGGATATCCGCGTTTACTACTTATTAATTCATGATGTAACTAACTAAACTAAATTAAGGTATGAGTAGTCTAGTTGTGCGCGGGTAGTGTTTCTAATGTGTCTTTATACACTTATTATAGCATATTTTTAGACTAAAGTCAATAGCTATTTTATGCTATAGGTTCTTTAGTAGTCTTTAGTGCCGCCTAAGGATGCTTTTGTCAAGCTTTAATTTTACATTCATGTTATTTTTATTATATCTTTTGACCTCAAAAGTCCTTCTCATGTACCTATGACTTACTATAGAAAAACTCTAGCAGTCAAAGGGTCCCCCCGGGTACCACATTAGACCACAATTGGCACACTTTGCAGTAAACGCATAAGTAACACTTAAGATTGGCATAAGTATTGCATCAGTACATAATAACCCTACAGTTTACTCAGGTATTCTAATGTGATACTATAGTGTAATCATTGTGTGCTGATGAAAATGGCAGTGAAAGAGTGCAAGAGTGTGGTGTTTAGACACATCAGCACACATCAGTCCCACATCAGTCCCACAACAGCACACATCAGTCCCACATCAGCACACAACAGCCTGGATAATGTGTTGTATTATTGTCACACTTTAGTCACTCAATAGGTCAATATCATAGGTAAACCATTGAAAACATTGGATAAATTTTTTTATTGCAATAACTCTTTTTATGCTTATAATCATAATCATCGAACAGCGACACACAATTTTGAATAGGAACACACTTATGGACAAATTTGAGAAAGCTTGTAGAGCCAGTGAGCGATTAGGCGAAACTAATGACTGTACAGTCAAGGCCATTAGTATCGCTGGTAGAGTACCCTACAACGTCGCCTATGACGCTTGCAAGGCCGAGGGGAGAAGGTACCGGCGCGGAATGTACCCTACCCAATGGAAAAGAGCTATCCTTCGCGTAGGTTGCGCTTATATAGAAGTGGCAAAAAACCCACTACAGAGGAACGGCAGCAGGTAT